CTATAGGATTGGTTAGGTATTGGGGCGGAGATACTAAACGCTCTTGTATTCAAATCACACAGAATAATAGTAGGGTTGAGGCAGATACCATACTAAATTATCAGTCAGTACAACTAACAAGAAAGGAGGCTATGACTTTAGGACTAGCATTGATAGATTTTGGGAGAGATAAAGAAGTAGAAACCTATAAACATAAAGCCTTAAAAGATTGGAATGAAGGAGGACTATAGATGAAGTGGATGGATGACCCTATCGGAAAAGACTGCATCAACCTAGACATCAGTTTGGCTAAGTGGCTTGCCATAAGATTGCAGTTTCTTGCAGAGAATACACATGGATGGCCTCACCTTAATGACAATGAGGGAGAGTTTGATAGACAGTTTAGAAACTGGAAGTATGAATTGGCTGATACTGCTATGGCCTTGAGAGACTATGTTGCTTGGAAAGAATCAGATGATATTTTCTGTGATATGGCAGAGGGAAAGCATTTTGAGAGAGTGCAGAAGGCTATGCAATGGGTAGCCGATAATTTTACTAACCTGTGGGACTGAAAGGAGTATAGCATGAATCATGAACAACAATCAGACCGTCATGAAGCACATGAAAGAGGAAGAAATAACCCTGATCGTGCTTGGATATTAACTTACAGAGATGTGTGGCATAAAAATCCCTTCTATCAAGGCCCAGACCAACCACATCCCGAAGATGGAGATGAGTATGATTGAGATAACTATATTCTTAGTGGGATTTTGTGCGGGACTTTGGTTTGCAATAACTATAGATAATCTTTTTGATAGAATGAAAAAAGGAGAAGAGAAATGCAACTAAAACAATTAAGTCTGGGAGGGTTAATCACCGCTGAAGTGTACGACTTTAAACGACTAGAGTATACAGATGAAGGTAAGATTAACCTTGTATTTCACAATGATGAGACACGAACAGATCAAGAGGCAAAGTTAACCTGTTATATAGAACGGCCTCAGTATATTGATGAGTATCATGAACCTGAAAAGAACGTACTAATAAAAGGTGATTGGGTATTCATTGATGAGAAGTAATCAATAGAATTTAAAGAACGACCTAAGAGGTATGTCGTTAAAAGACCTCACTTTTCTTTAGGAGATAGACTATGAGTAGCATTACAATGGTAAGTAAAGATGAGACTACAATCGTAACATCAACAAGCGCACCTTCTGTTTTTATCAGGCCGAATGGTACAAAGGATGGTAAGGAATTGAAGGTAACAAGAAAATCAGTTCGAGCAACCACACCTAATCCATACGGTAAAGGATGTGTCGTAAGGTACTGGCCTCGTACAACTACTTCAGTAGTGGTGTTGAATGATGCCAATCCAATACGTAATACTCCAACTAGGACTAACATTAATAGAGCAATTAATGTATAGTTTAAATTAGGGAGAGGTACACTAGTATCTCTCCCCTTATTTAGTGACACTAAATGGAGATGACCCATGACTAGGAAACACTTCCAAGAAATAGCAGAGATGTTTGCTAAACATAATGTTGACGCTGCTTTAGTATCAGATTTTATGGAGTTCTTTATCAGACAGAATAATAGATTTGACAGATCTATATTTCTTAAAGCAATAGAGAACCATAGGAATATGAATAATGTTTAAGACACACCAACCTAAGGTAGCTAGGTTCATGAGGAAGAACCCTATTAATTTTAGCAGAGGATTAAGTTGTGTTTCAAATACTATTCAAACACAATTCTTTACTGTTGGTAAAAGAATGACAGATATAGATATTAATGGTGTTAGTGCGGTCTGTCTGAATGGTACAAAGAGAAGAACACATAAAGAAATCATAGCAATGAAGGGGTATCTTTATGAGAAAGTGTACTCAAAAGAAATATCTCTGGCAGAAAAATTACTGGAAGTCTCTGGCCTGTATGGTATAGGGATAGTGAAGGCTGGCTTTGTATTACAGCTTGCCTTGGGTAAAGTAGGGTGTCTGGATGTGCATAACCTAGCACGATTTGGATTATCAGCCTCAGTATTTAAGGTGAATGATAAGATGACTGAAGCTACAGCCCTGCGAAAAGCTAACTTCTATATTAAAACCTGCGAAGATTTAGGAGGGAGTGAGTACCTATGGGATTCATGGTGCAGGTATCTAGCTGATCTATATCAGAAGATATATAAGGATGCGAACCATGTATCTAAATTACATGTTGACTTTATAATCAAATGAGAGTATACTACCATTACTCAGACGGATCTTAAATAAGAAAGGAATAAACATGAAGAGTATTATCCATATTAATCAGCACGTTATTAAACGTAATGCTAAAACTGGTGAACGTAACCCAGTTATCACATGTAAAACATACAAGTCCAATGAGTATGGACATGATGTTGTAGTATTAGGACCATCTAAAATTAAGTACAGCCCTGATAAACCTTTATCTTGTGGTGCAAAGGTATGGATTGAAACCCATTCAGAAGTTATTGTAATATAGTTTAGGAGAAATGTTATGGTTGTTTTATTACGAAGAGAAGACTTTGTTGATCCTTCTGTATGGGAGTGGGTAATTGAATCCGCTGGACTTGAAACTCATACAACAATAAACGGAAAGGTAATAGATAAAGAGATTGAAGAAATTAATTTTACACCTGTCCTTTGTAAAGGAGAATAACTATGGAAGATGTAATCAGCTTAACACCTCAACAAATGTATCATTTGAATGAGGAGTTATACCGACAATACGTACACGGTGACAATCAGGATCGTATTATCAGTGAGAAATTATTAAATGGATGTGTTAACTTTTATAACAGTCCTAATATTCCTAATGACTTTGAAGAGTAGGAGATTGATATGAGTTTACCTTGGCAACTGGAAGCACAACGAGAAGCTATATATGAAAAGCATTTAGAAAAAATGCTGGCATTATATAATGATCTGGATAGGGCAGAGCTAGAAGCTGAAGCTTTAACAGATAAAGAGATAGAGGAGATGGAGTAATGTTTAATCAAATATTTAAATTAATGATTGGAATAACTGTGATAGCTATGCTATGTATAGTATTCCTTTATTATGGTGGATACTAAGGAGATATATTATGCCAGAAGGATTGAGCAAATATGAATGGGAATTTTTCATGGAGTGTATGTATGATACAATGCCAAAATGGTATTGGAATACTTCTCAACGTGAAAAAGAATACCAAAGATATAAGGATCAAAGTAATGAAGGATAATAAAACTAAGATTAAGTGTCCTAACTGTGATGGTGAGGGACACTTTGTAGTAGATACAGATCTATCAAGTAGCAGACTATATGAATGTTTGATATGTGATAATAAGGGAACAACTTCCTTTGCAGAATTATCAGAACTATATGAAAATACTGCTGATCTTTTGGAAGATTATCCAGATGATCTAAAGATTGAGAGGATAGCATGAGTGATTATGTCATGGGCCTTCGGCCTCAAGTAAAACTTCAAATACTTAAAACTATAGATAAAGTAAAAGCTATTGCTGATATATCTAATGACAGTAATGTTAAGTATTTATGCGAGGAAGTAAGGGCTGACCTTGAAGATCTCGAACTGGAGATATCTAAGCTATGAATGAGACAGATATATATAAAAAAAATATAGCCGATCTGCAAGAACAGTTACAGAAAAGTTATATTAAAATCAAAGACTTAAACAAAAAAGTTAACAAGTTAAATAAATTATTATCCTTGTTGTTAGGTAAAGTAAAATGACCTACGAAGAATTACAAAAAGAAATAGATGCGTTACCTTCGCAAGATCCAGAATTTATAATAGGGTGGTTGATGTCGTAGGTTATTAGACTTATTAATGAGAGAGAAGAAGATGAAGAAACGTAATCCATATTGGAAATGGCTACGAAAATTAAACCATAAAGTAGTTGTTGCAAAGAAAGGAAAAAGAAGTTATACTCGTAAACTCAAACACAAAAAAGGAGAACTAACATGAGTATGGAACTAACATTTCATGATGTAACATCCATTACATACGTAACAAAAAACAGTAAGCTAAGTAAGGATATGTATTACACTGACATGATTGTTACCTGTGCAAATGGTAACGAGGAAGTGATTACTTTCTTCAGTGAGAAAGAAGTTCCTATAAAGGAGAAAGATAATGAGTATCAAATTTCAAAATAGAGAAGATGTATACAGATTCCTGCGTCATGGAGGTGATGCATGGGGTGCGCCTATCATAGAAGATTATTTTGATAGGTATGGTAGTCTGGAAAGTGAGCTAGACTTAGAACAACTTAATAATTATTATGAGACTGAATTAAATTCTTTTCAAAAAGAGTTTGAAAAATTTCTTGATGATCGTTAAGTTATATGTTATAATATTATCTTAGGAGAAAGATATGTTTAATCATGATAGGATTGACTTTAAAGTAGAGAAGTTCCCACTCATTAATCAATGGTCTGAAGGGGTAGGGTTTGGAATACCTGATGTTAAAGCAGAGGAAGTACCCTCAAATATTGGGGTAGGTCTGAGGCGTGTAGATACCAAGGAACCTATAGGTATAGTCTCTGATGAATACTTTCCTGTTCAGTATGCGGAGATTGTGGATGGGGTAGAGCAAGCCTTACAAAGGGCTGAGATAGACATGACTGATGCTGACTTTACAACCAATGTCTATGATCGAGGAGCCAAGCTGGAGTTACGAGCTAAGTTCCCTGCACATGAGATGACGATGAGAGAAGGTAAAGATAGTATTATACCTGAGTTTGTCTTTAGGACTTCTCATAACAGGACATGGGCTAACTCTGGGATGATGGGACTATGGAGATCCTTCTGTTATAATACCTTGGTGTCTGGTGATAAGCTGGCCTATGTATATGGTAGACATACCAAGAATTTTAACATCTCTGGATTTGCTACCAAGATTAGGAATGCTGGTGAGTTTATCTCTGGCTCTGGTCTGGAGGAGATGCGTAACTGGTATGATACCCCAGTAAAAAGGTATGAGGCTATCAATCTCTTCACTAAAACACTGGCTCAACGTACTGATAATGTCAGTAAGAAGAAGGTAGCTAATAAGGTAATGCTATCTAACCTCATGAAGATCTTCGATGAAGAGAACCGTCACATACATGGACGAGGACACTATGAAACTTACGGTAAGAGAGAGGAAGGAACCCTCTGGACTGCATACAATGCAGCTACCTACTGGTCTTCACATCCTGATAGTAAGCGAGGCAGTTCTCCTCATAATGTGAAGGTTAACAGAGAAGATAAGGTGAGGAAGATGCTGGCTTCTCCAGAATGGGAGGCGTTAGCAGCATGATTGATAAGCAAAATATCATAGACAATCTCAAGAATGTATATGACCCGGAGATCCCTTCGGCTAGTCTATATGATCTGGGATTGATCTATGATATTGCTATCAATGAAAAAGAATATGAGGTTTCTATAATCCATACACTGACGAGTGCCTTCTGTCCTTTTGCTGATCAGATAGTTTCTGATATTAGACAAGCAGGGTACGTAGAAAATGTTAGGAGTGTCCACGTAGAAACTACTTTTGACCCACCGTTTAGTATGGAAATGGTTCCAGAAGAAACAAGACTATTATTAGGATGGATGTAACATGAAGCTTAATCCTGAACGTATCCAAGAAATAAAGAAGACAACCTTAGAAAATTTAAAGAAAGCTGACAACAGTCGAGGTGACTTTGATAAAGAAAAGTTTTGGTCACTCTACAGGGCTGATGTCAGAGAATTACTTTCAGCTATCAATTCATTGGAGGGAAAAGATGAGTGAGGAACTGTTAATAAACAGACTACAACATGACGTTCAAACTTTAAAAGAAAAAGTAGGCTACCTTCAACAAGAAATGAAGGAAATAAAACAAAAAGAATTTGAAGAGTTTATTAAACATTCTGAATGCAAGTTACCATAGGAGAAGAAAGATGATTAAACATAAGTATGTTTGTAGTGAGTGTGGGTATGTACATAAGGAAGACATGCCCGAAGAGGAAGACATGCCCGAAGGCTTTGAGTGTCCCATCTGTGGATGTGAGGAGTTTGAAGACCTAACGGACTACGATGATGAGTAGTGCTAAGTGTAGATGTGCTGAGTGTGGCAGTACAAATATTGAGTGGACAGTAGACCTTGATGATCCCACACCTTGGGATTATTATACCTGTCTTGAATGTGATTATACAGATCAGAAAAACTATTTTAAAGGGAGACAATAATGGCAGATGAAGAAGTACAAGAACCTGACGAAAAAGATTTAAAGATCAAGGCTCTTGAAGAAGAACTTGAACAACATAAGAAACTATTTAATATACATCGGGCAGGGCTACAACCTTACCTTGACGGTATAGTTAAAGAGATTGTATCAAAATTACAAATTATATATAAGGAGAAGTAAATGATATTTGCATTATTATTTATGTCTAAAGTTATATTCTATGCGGAGAACGAAGAGTTCTTTGATGAAGCTCAAAGACAAATGGAGAATGATCCTGATTTAACATGGAATTATGTGGGAAAACAAAAGGTTAACCCCAATGTTAAAGCTATTACTTTAACAGATGAGAATGGGAAACCTTACATCATGTGGAGATTAACTAAATGAGCATCAAGGAAGGTAAAGTTTGGGGTAGTACAGAACCTATACTTCAATCACCAGCAATAGAGATACATAGAATTAAAGTAAACAAAGATGGCTACTGTTCTCAGCATAAGCATCAGTCTAAGATCAATGCTTTCTATGTAGTATCAGGTGAACTAGAAATAGAAAGATGGAAAGACTATGGGTTGTGTGACAGTACCTTACTAAAAGCTGGTGACTTATCTATTGTACCAGCAGGAGAACAGCACAGATTTAAAGCAAGAAAAAACACTGAGGCTTTAGAGATTTACTGGGCTGAGTTAAACCATGATGACATACAACGTGAAAATGTAGGAGGTATATGATGGATTTAATAGTATTATTATTAGTTATACTAGGATTTTAAGTAATGAAAAAATTATTACTCGTGTCTATGTTGTTGATTACTATGCTGTCTACAGCTAAAGCTAATGAGTTTGAGTGTCTGGTTGAAGCTATTTATCATGAAGCTAGAGGTGAAGAATTTATTGGCATGTTAGCTGTAGCTGGTGTAGTCTTAACAAGAAAAGAAAGTAGTAAATATCCTAACACAATCTGTGAGGTAGTACACCAAGCTAAAACATACAAAGGAAAAATTATTAGGAATAGATGTCAGTTTAGTTATTACTGTGATGGTAAACGAGAAGAGTTTAAAGATGTTGCTTCAGCATTATTAGCTATGGATGTTGCAGAAATGTCACTCATGGGCATACAACTCAAGCAGACTGTAGGTTGCACACACTATCATGCCAGCCATGTTACACCTAGATGGGCACCTGATCCTCACTTTAAAGCTATGGGTCAGGTAGGTGCTCATGTATTTTATGTTGACATGACCCCATAAACATGATAATATAGATGTATATATTATATTATATATATATATATTATAGTACTACTTTAGTAAAGGAAAAGATAATGAAAACTAAAGATAATATAGTATCTAGACTTCATTCAGCAGTAGATCAATTAAATAAACAAGTAAGAACACTACAAGAAAGTAATAAAAAATTACTAGAAGAGAATGCTATATTAAAACAAATAGAAGCTAATAAGAAATGGATTGAACTCGATGACTAAAAATCTATGGCAACAGGAACGAAGGCAACTGTTTAGAGAGCTTGTCAAACAGTATGCTGATGAAGGATACAGCCAGAAAGAATCAAAACGCTTGGCAAAGAGGGAAATAAATGATATCATGGAAGATAAAGAAAGTTTTGTAGATAATTTATGGAGGGAAACTTTTAGAGATGTCTAGATGGAGACTCATATTGAATAAGGAAATGGGGAAGGTAGGTTTGGAAACCTTTCGTACAAAGAAGGAAGCAGAGGAAGCTATTAAATATCGTAATACTTTAACAAGACATTTAGGATATGATCCTGATTTAACCTATGAGATTGAAGAGGTAAAGGATAAGGAGAGGTAGTATGAATCAATGGGGTGAGAGGATTGCTTGTCCCGATTGTGGTGCAAGCAAAGCGAATGTTCAACACATGGATGGACATTCATATTGTTTCAGTTGTGAGACAAGATTTGGAGAAGGTGTTATGCAAGATGTTAAGATTGTTGAAATAAACTCAGTGCTTAGAACAACAGGATTACTAGGAGATATACCCGATAGAAAAATTAGTAGAGAGACAGCCAAGAAATATAATGTTCAAATAAAAAAGAAAGGTGATACTGTTACTCATCATATCTATCAGTACTTTGATGAGGGCGGTAATCACATAGCTAATAAGGTTAGGGAAGTACAAGGAAAAAAGTTTTGGTCTGAAGGCAACATAGGTAGAGCCGAACTCTTTGGACAGAACCTCTTCAATCAGAAGGGGAAGTTTATTACTGTATGTGAGGGAGAGATAGATGCTATGTCTGCCTATGAGTTGATGGGCAGTAAGTGGCCTGTTGTCTCAATCAAGAATGGTGCTGCATCTGCCTTGGAGAATTGTAAGCAAGCCTTTAATTATCTAAATCAATTCGATAATGTAGTCTTATGTTTTGATAACGATAAGCCGGGGAAGGAGTCCGCCCAAAAGGTAGCCCAACTCTTTGAGCCTAACAAATGTAAGGTTGTCTCCCTAGATCTGAAAGATCCTAATGAGTACCTGTTAACAGGACAAAGAGAAAAGTTTACCCAAGCATGGTGGAACGCCAGAGTTTATACACCAGCAGGTATTATAAACCTAGCGTCACTTGGAGAAAGCCTGTATGATGAGAAGGATTGTCAGGTGTGTAAGTATCCTTGGGTAGGTCTGAATGAGAAGACATATGGTATGAGAACAGGTGAGTTAGTTTGCTTTACCTCTGGTGCTGGTATGGGTAAGTCTAGTATTGTACGTGAACTTATGCATCATATCCTTACTGTCACAGAAGATACCATAGGAGTCCTAGCGATGGAGGAGAGCATACGTAATACAGCATTTAATATCATGTCTGTAGAAGCGAATGCCAGATTGTACATCAGAGAAATACGAGATCAGTTTACCAGACAACAGCTTAGAGAGTGGCAGAATGCTACCATAGATAGCGAAAGGTTCTTTGCGTTTGATCACTTTGGTTCTATATCCAATGATGAGATACTGGATCGTGTCAGGTACATGGCGAAGGCACTGGACTGTAAGTGGGTAGTACTGGATCATCTATCAATACTTGTATCGGGTAATGAAGAGTTTGGAGATGAGAGGAAATCTATTGATGTGCTGATGACTAAGCTGAGATCATTGGTGGAAGAAACAAATGTAGGATTACTTTTAGTATCTCATCTGAAAAGACCAACAGGAGATAAGGGACATGAGGACGGCAGAGAAGTATCTCTCTCGCACCTTAGAGGATCGGCTAGTATTGCTCATCTAAGTGACAGTGTTATTGCTTTGGAAAGAAATCAGCAAGCTGAAGATCCAGATGAAGCTAATACTACAACCCTGCGTATCCTGAAGAACAGATATACAGGAGATACAGGTATAGCATGTAGATTATTTTATGATAAAGAAACTGGAAGGATGTCTGAGACTGAGAACCCTTTCATAGAAAACGATAATGAGTTTATGGAGAATGATGATGCCGGATAGTGATCCAGTAGTTAAAAGGGAATATAATAAAAAATACTATCAAGAAAATAAAGACTACTTTAAAGAATATATTATAAAAAAACCTTGGGTGGCAATGACAAGAGATGCAAAGAGCAGAACAAATCTTCCCTTCAATATTACTAGTAAATATATTAAAAGTATATGGCCTGAAGATAACATGTGTCCAGCACTAGGTATTAAATTTAAACGAGGAACTGAGGGAAGTCCTATTGATAGTTCACCATCCCTAGATAGAATTATTCCTAAGTTAGGATACATAAAAGGTAATGTACAAATAGTTTGTCATTTAGCTAACAAGATAATGTCTAATGCTACACCAGAGCAGGTTATGGCAGTAGCCAAACATTATAAAAAAATAATGGAGAAAAAGAATGCAGCCTAGAGATGTTATGATCCAGTGGCTATATAAAAATATACCAGATTTAATAATACAACCTGAAGATCGTAGTGCGTTTGATATAGTAGGAGAAGTAAATAGTAATGGTTCTAAATCTATCTATAGTGTAGATGTACATGAAGGATGGATAGAAGAGTGGCCTGAGAACTGGAAGTATATATACATTCCATTAAAAAATAAAAAATTAATTGATGATTGGAAAAAATTTAATAGGTATGATCTTTACACGTTTATTATTTTTAGAAAAGATTTAAGGAAAGCTTGGCATATATCCTCAGATGTAGTAAATGATTCTAAAATTTTAGGACAAAATTATTTAATAGATATACGTGATGCATATCAAGTGGAGATGATCAATGACTAAAGCTATTGTTGACATAGAAACAGATGCTATCAATGCTACAAAAATACATTGCATTGTTGCAAGATCTCTTACCTCAAACAAAGAGAAGGTATGGATTGAAGATGAGTGTCAACAATTTGCAGAATGGTCTAAACAAATAGATGAGTTTGTGATGCATAATGGCGTGAGCTTTGATGCACCAATATTAAATAGATTAACTGGTTCCAATATAAAGTTATCTCAGGTGCGAGATACTCTGATTGAGTCACAGTTATATAATCCTATAAGAGAAGGAGGACATTCTCTGGGAGCATGGGGAGAAAGACTGAAGTTTCCGAAAGGAGAATGTAATGATTTTAAATTCTATACAGAAGACATGCTCTCTTATTGTAAGAGGGATACAGAAATTACTGGACGATTGGCTAATACTTTATCAGTTGAGGGCAAAAGTTTTTCACAGAGATCCTATGAACTCGAAAGAAAAGTCAGAGCAATAGTAGATCAACAAGAGAGAAATGGATTTGCTTTTAATATTAAAGAAGCTATGATGTTTCTATCTAAGCTGGAAGATGAACAACATCAACTGGAACGTAAGGCTGAAGATATGTTTGAGCCAACAGAAGTTGTCATGAAAACTAAAACTAAATACATACCATTTAACATTGCCAGTAGAAAACAAATAGCAGAACGTCTGATTGAGAGAGGGTGGAAGCCTACTCATAAGACTGAGAAGGGTAATGTAATTGTATCAGAAGAAATACTTTCCAAGTTAAAGATGCCAGAAGCACAGATGTTTAGCCGATACTTTCTATTACAGAAACGTACTGGACTACTCAAGTCTTGGATACAGGAGTGTGAGGAGGATGGTCGAGTACGAGGTAGAGTCATGACCCTACGTACTGTTACTGGTAGGATGGCTCACAACAGTCCTAATATGGCTCAAGTACCAGCTACCTACAGTCCCTATGGTAAGGAGTGTCGAGAGCTATGGACGATATCTAATCCCGATACCCACACCCTTGTAGGTACAGATGCCAGCAGTCTGGAGTTAAGATGTCTGGCCCACTATATGGATGATCCCAAGTTCACCAAGGAAGTTCTTACAGGTGATGTACATACAGCTAACATGAAGGCTGCTGGACTAACCAATAGGGATCAAGCAAAAACTTTCATCTATGCCTTTCTTTATGGGGCTGGACCTGCTAAAATAGGCAAGGTAGTAGGAGGTAATGCCAAAGTAGGGCAACAACTAACCAGTAAGTTCCTATCTAATATGCCAAAGCTTAAAATATTAAGAGATAATGTTACCGAAGCTGCTAAGACAGGAACAATCAAAGCTCTGGATGGAAGGAGACTACACATCAGATCGCCTCATGCCAGCCTTAATACCCTTCTTCAGGGAGCAGGAGCTATCATATGTAAGCAATGGCTTGTTCATATGGATGAACGTATCAGAAAATCAGGTATAGATGTAAAGCTTGTGGCTTCAGTACATGATGAATATCAATTTGAGGTAGCCAAGAAAGATGTGGAAAGATTTGGACAGATAACCAAGGATGCCATGATAGAAACAACAAGTACACTAGGGATGAGATGTCCTCTGGATTGTGAGTACAAAGCTGGTACAACATGGAAGGAAACACACTGATGAGACACAACAATAGACAATTTGATAAATCATCTTATGATTCTAATGATCAACGTGCCAAGGATGCTATAGTAGGGTATCTAAATAAAAATGGTTATAAAGATATAGTACCAAGAGAAGATTATTTTTTTGATGTAGCTGCTAGAAAAGATAAGAATTATTTTTTTGAAGTTGAGATTAAGAATCAATGGGGAGATAGTTGGCCTCCATTCTGGAAGGAAGTTAGGATACCAGATAGAAAGAAAAGACTAATCAAAAAGTGGAAGGAAGAATATAAAGATCATGATTTAATATTTGTAGTCTTCAATACTGATTGTTCTCAAGCTTGGTTTATAGATGGAGATACTGTAAGTTCTTCTCCTATAGGGACAATTCAAAACTCAAGTAGGATTGGTTCACCACATTTAAAAGAACCATTCTTTCATGTACCAAAAGAAAAAGCTAACTTAATTCAAATAAATTAAAAAAGTACTTGACACTTATTTATATCCATGATATAATAGATGTATTAATAATTTAAAGGAGGTTATCTGCAAAGAAAAATTTATACTAATTTAAATTACTATGTTATTATCTTAATGTTATTATCTAATGAAAGGAATTTAATTATGAGTGTTATTTCAGGTGAAGCTTATTGGGCGCATATCATTACTCCAAATACAAAGTTTAATCCCGATGGTGAATGGAGTATAGAAGTCTGTAATCTTAATGCAAAGAATAAAAAGATTGCAGAAGGTGATGGCCTTACTATTAAAAATAAGGGCGATGAAAGGGGAGACTTCGTTACCCTGAAACAGTATGCCCGAACAAGAGATGGTTCTACTCGTTCTATATCTGTAAAAGATTCAGAACGTAATACTTTTCCAGCTAGTAAACGTGTAGGAAATGGCTCAAAGGTTAACGCAAGTTATCGGCCTGTTCCATACACACAATATGGAGGAGGGGTTAAAGGATATCTTAATGCTGTACAAGTAGTAGACTTAATAGAGTATAACGTTGATGAGTTTGATGTGGTTAAAGGAGGCTACATTAATGAAGAGGCAGATGATTTAGCTTTTGCGTCTTAAACCCTAAAGGAGACTTGGGGGTGAGTAACAAAAGTCGTTATTCATCCCCATTTTTTATGATGAAAAAAATAGATACACTAGTTGAAGATATTTATAGTTTATTTTCTCTTGATCCTATTAACATGAAGGAAGAAGAAGTAGATAAACATATAGATAATTTTGGAAACATGCTGAAGGTTCACATAAAAGAATTTATGTATGAGAAACCAAGAGACTATGGCAATCTAAGATTGTCTGCTATTGGTAAACCCGATAGACAATTATGGTATGATGTTAATACTAAGAAGGATGCCATTCCTCTCAAGCCAAGCACAAGAATTAAATTTTTATATGGATATATTCTTGAAGAATTATTATTGTTATGTGCCTCGATAGCTGGTCATAAAGTAACTGATCAGCAGAAAGAAGTAGAGGTTGAAGGTATAGTAGGTCATCAGGATTCTATGATAGATGATGTTCTTGTTGATTGTAAGAGTGCTTCAACTGCCAGCTTTCAAAAGTTTAAAAATAATAATTTATTGGAGGATGATCCCTTCGGATACATAGCTCAAATCTCAGCTTATGCTGAAGCTAATGGAGTAGATGAAGCAGCTTTCCTAGCTATAGATAAATCCACTGGAGAGATCTGCTTAACTCCTGTACATTCAATGGAGATGATTAATGCTGGTGCAAGGGTTAAATTTCTTAAAGGAATGGTTACTAATGGTAATATCCCTGATAGGTGCTATACTCCTGTACCTGATGGCAAGTCTGGTAATCTTAAACTTCCCTTTGGCTGTGTTTATTGTGGTCACAAAAAGGAATGTTGGTCGGATGTTAACCAAGGAAGGGGAATACGTGTCTTTGAATATGCAAAAGGTAAAAGATACTTGGTGCAAGTTGGCAAAGAACCTGATGTCCCTGAAGTAGTTAACTGGTAATGCATTGGGAATGTAAAAGCAAACCAGACTTAACTCAATTTGGATTTGTATATTGTATTACAAATAATAAAACAGGTAAAGCTTACATAGGATGTAAGCAATATTTTAATTATAAAAAAGGTAAAAAGAAATCTCAATCTAATTGGGAAACTTACATGGGATCTTCTAAACATTTATTGGAAGACATAAAGAAAGTTGGTAAAAAAAATTTTAAATTTAAAATATTAGCAGAGTTTAAAAATAAACGTAGTCTTAGATACTATGAATGTTATTATCAAATGAAATATAATGTATTAACTTCTATACTTGAGGGAACTGATGAGCCAGCTTATTATAATAATTTTGTAGGCGGTAAATTTTATAGACCAGTTGAAGAATATGTCGATCCCTACTAATGTTTCTATAGAATCTCTTTACGATCTTAGTGAAAAAGATGGAGAGAAAAGTTTATATATTGCTGTTATTATACAAGCATTATTGGATGTAACAAAACCAAAACAAAAAAATGAGAGTAACGAAATAGAATTACAAAGAGATCAAGCACATGCTTGGTTCTTTACATCTACAAAAGATTTTGAAACTATTTGTCATTATGCAGGAGTAGAGCCTAAAAAAGTTAGAACCTTTGCATATGAAGTGATTCAATCAGGAGATACAGAAAATGTCAGAAGAAAATTTAGTTCCCTTATCTACTAAAATAAATCCATTTGATGTACAGGTTGGTGGAGATCATTACAAAGATTGTGCTATTCAACCAACTGTTTACTCTCACTATAATAAATTAAATACATGTGAAGCAAACATTGTAAAATATATAACCAGACATAATAAAAAGGGAGAAGGTAAAGAAGATATATTAAAAGTAATACATTATGCACAACTGCTTTTAGAATTAGAGTATCCAGAAGAAGATGCACAAGCAGATTTATTTAATGATTTAATAAAGAGGGGAAGACATGTTCAAGTCAAATCGTAATCCACAATTCAGATCAAAGTTTAGTGAGGACATATTCTATACAAAGTATTCTCATGAAGGTGCAGAAACATTTCATGAACTGGCTTGTACTCTAGTCGAGGATGTCTGTCAGGATAAGATTACCAAGGATGAAAAAGAATCTTTGGCAGATCATATATCTAATCTAAGATTTATTCCGGGTGGACGTTATCTTTATTATGCAGGAAGAGATAAGAAGTTCTTTAACAACTGTTACCTTCTTAAAGCAGAGGAAGATACCAGAGAAGATTGGGCTAACCTCTCATGGAAGTCTGAGTCTTGTCTGATGACAGGTGGTGGTATTGGTGTAGATTACTCTGTGTATAGATCAGAAGGACAAACTCTGAAAGGTACAGGTGGTATAGCTTCTGGTCCAATACCTAAGATGCAGATGATTAACTCCATAGGTCAGAAGGTTATGCAAGGAGGATCAAGAAGATCTGCTATCTATGCCTCTCTTAATTGGAAGCATGATGATGTAGATAAATTTTTAGTAGCAAAGAACTGGTTTGATATGCCTGTTGGTAGTACAGGCAAGACTTTGTTTGATATTAAACAAGATGACTTTAATTTTCCTGCACCTCTAGACATGACTAACATCAGTGTAAACTATGATACAGAATGGTTATTAAATTATTGGGAGACAGGAGATTTAGGACATGTCTTTAGGACTAATATACATCAGGCTCTTAGAACAGGAGAACCGGGATTCTCATTTAACTTCTTTGAGA